GCAGCGGCCTTCGGGGAACCACGCCCCGATCCGCCCCGCGACCTTCCCGGCTGGACCGCCGCAGAGCACGCCCTCGAGGAGGCCATGCTCCGCGCCGGCGTTCGCCCCGCCACGGCCCGCCGACGCGCGACCCAAGTCGCGGATCGCCTCCCGCCGCAGCGCCTGACCCAGTTCGCGCGCTGCCGCAAGAAACTGCGCCTCGCCCGCCGCCTCCTTGGCCGGCGGCCGGGGCACCACCAAAGGGACATCCTGCGGGCCCGCGAACGCAGGGCGAGCGCCACCCATGGGCGATGATGAGGATTTCCTGATCGACTCGATCCTGGACCCCGGCGGCGGCCAGGACACCTTCGAAGGCGAGTACAACCGCGACGGCACCCGCCGCGCCATCGGCCCGCTGAGGGCCCGGGCCGGCGCGTTCGCCGAGCCGGCGATCCGCCACACCCGCCGGCTGCTGCGCGAGGACCGCGCCCTCGAGGTCATCGGCCGGCTGCCCGCCGCCGGCGAGGAGATCGCCCTCATCCTGGACGGCACCTTTCACGGCTTCGACCTGCTGACGACCTGCCTCCGCCTCGCCCTCCCCGCCAGGTGCATCGAGGCCCACCTGAGCACGATGTCCATAAACAAGACGCACGTCCAGCACCTCCTCGGCCTGGGCGACGGCACCCTCCTGGACGGCCCGACGATCGGTCGCTGCGCCCTGGTGGTATCCGAGGTCTTCGCGGAGAAGGATGCCGATGTCTGGCTCTTCATCGCCCAGGAGTTCAACCGCCGCGGCTGGCGATACACCGCGAACCGCAACCACACCAAGGTCATGGCCATGCGCATGGACAACGGCACGGAGATCGTGATCCACGGCAGCCTCAACCTCCGCCGGTGCCACGCCTACGAGCAGGTCCAGATCACCCGCGACCGCCGGCTCTATGAGTTCTTCGTCACCTTCATCGAGGACGCCCTGGTCCAGCGCTGAGCCGGAATGCTACGCGTGAAGTAGCAAAGGTTCCGCCGAATGCCCGAGTCCGACGCCGAGACCCTCGACGCCCTGATCCGCCTGCTCATTAGCGGCGTGACGGAGCCGGCGGCACGCCACGCCTGCATGGAGCGGTTCAGCCTGACCGCGGCCGCCGCCGACAAGGCCCTCGCGGAGGCCCGCCGCCGCATCACCCTCGCCGCCGACTATCACCGCGACGAAGAGCTGGGGACCGCCGTGACCCGCCTGAACGATCTGTATGCCAGGAGCATCAAGGTCCAGGACGTCCGCACCGCCCTCCAGGCCCAGCGCGAACTCAACCGCCTCATGGACCTCTACAGCCTCCCGGCCGAGAGCGAGCCCGGCCGGGACCTGCTGGGCCTCGCCGCCGACCACGAGGCGGCCCGCGCCCACCTCGCGCCCCTCCGACTTGCACAGCCCCACGCCCCCCTGGCCGAACACGCCCGTCTCGCCGTCGCCCGCATCCTGGAGCTCCAGGAGCGGCTCGATGCCTGACCCCCAGGACAGCCCGCGGAGGGCCTATGAGGCACACAAGGGCCGCGCCAGGGCCCGGGCCGCCCGCGAGGTCGCCGCGGGCCAGGACATCGGCCCGATCCCCCCCGTCGCCGACCCGGCCCGCCGCGCCGCGGCCGTCGCCGACCTGCGGGTCTTCTGCGAGACCTATCTGGGAGCTACGTTTTACCTGCCGTGGTCCCGGAATCAGCTCAAGGTGCTGCCCCGCATTCAGCAAACGGTGCTCCGCGGCGGCCGCTTCGCCGTCGCCATGCCGCGCGGCGAGGGCAAGACCAGCCTCGCCGAGGCCGCCGTGTTATGGACGATCCTGCCAGGCCGATGCCGATTCGTCACCTTCATCGGTTGCGCCGCGAGCCACGCCGACGATCTCATGGAGAGCCTCGCCACCGAGTTTGAGGAGAACCCGCTTCTGCTCGAGGACTTCCCGGAGGTGGCCTATCCCATCCGACGCCTCGAGCGCACCGCGAACCGCGCCACCGGCCAGAAACACCAGGGCCGCCCGACCCGCATCACCTGGGGCAAGACCCGCAAGGTCTTGCCCACCATCCCCGGCAGCCGGGCGTCCGGCACGATCCTGACCGCGACCGGCATCGAGGGCGGCAAGCTCCGCGGCCAGCGCCACAAGCTGCCGACCGGCGAGACCATCCGGCCCGAGCTGTTCATCATCGACGACCCGCAGGACGATGACACCGCCTGGAGCCTGACCGAGACCCACAAAAGAGTTAGCGCCATCGAGGCCGCCGTGTTGGGCGCCGCCGGCCCGCGGCGGCCCCTCGCCACCATCCTCTGCTGCACCGTGATCCGGCCCGAGGATCTCGCCGATGAATTCACCGACCCGGCCCGCCGGCCCGACTGGCACGGCGAACGCCTCCCCATGATCCATCGATTCCCCAAGAACACCAAGGGCTGGGACGAGTACCACCGCATCCTCGATGCCCACCACCGCGCCGGCGGCGACGGCAGCAAGGCCACGGCCTATTACCGCAAGCACCAAGCGGCCCTGGACCGCGGCGCGGTCGTGAGTTGGCCCGACCGCTTCGACGCCCAGGAGGCCTCGGGCATCCAGCACGGGATGAACATCCGCTTCTCGGACGAGCCCACCTTCTGGGCCGAGTTCCAAAACGCCCCGAAGCCGGAAGAGCTCGCCACCGAACGCCTGCGGCCCGACGATATTCTCGCCAGGACGAACGGCCTCACCCGCCGCACCGTCCCGCCCCACAGCGAACACGTCACCGCGTTCGTGGACGTCCACGCCAACCTGCTCTACTACGCCGTCGCGGCGTGGCAACCCGACTTCACCGGGGCAATCATCGATTATGGTACATACCCGGATCAGCGCAGGGCCTATTTCACGCTGCGCGACGCCAAGTCCACGCTGACCGCCAAGCACCGGGGCCTCCCGCGAGAGGAAGCGGTCCGCGTCGGCATCGAGGCCGTCATCGCCGACTTGACCGCCCATGCCTGGACGCGGACCGACGGCGCCCATCTGCGAATCGAACGCCTCCTGGTGGACCGTGGTTACCTCCCGCGATCGGTGGAACTCGCGTGCCGCCGCGCCGGCGAGCCGGCCATGCCCTACCTGGGCCGGGGCATCCCCGCCCGACAGCGGCCCATCTCGACGTACCTCAGGAAACCCGGGCGCCGGCTCGGGGATTATTGGTGGCTCCCGGCCACTCGCGAGCGCAGCCAGGAGGACCGCCACGTCGTCGCTGACGTGAATCACTGGAAGTCCTTTGTCCACGCCCGCCTCGCCGGCCCCATCGTGGGCCCGGGCAGCCTGACCCTTTGGGGAGCGGCGGACCGCCACCGGATGATCGCCGAACATCTGACCGCGGAACGCGGCACGGCCCTCGAAGGCCCCTACGGCACCGTCGAGGAATGGGTCGCCAGCCAGGCCGACAACCACCTGTTCGACTGCGTCGTCGGATGCGCCGTCGCGGCTTCCATGCTTGACTGCGGGCTCGCCGACAGTGCGGGCGGCCGCCAGGGCCTCAAGTCCCGCAAACGCATCCGGCTATCCGACCTGCAAAGGAGAAGGCGATGAGCCCGAAAAAACGGAAGAAAACGGCCCCGCCGCCGGCCGCGGTGCCAGCCCCGCCGCCGGCCCCGCCGCCGCAGGAACCCGAGCGAGGCCTATCCTGCCGCCGGTGCGGCTGCCGCGACCTGCGGGTGATCTATACCCGCCAGCGCCGCATCGGCATCGTGCGCCGGCGCGAGTGCAGGTTCTGCGGCCACCGCACAACGACCTGGGAACGGCAGACCGGCGATGGGCCGCTGCCAGGTAGGCAGCCAGGAGTTCCATTAGCGTAACTTTCCGCCTTTTCCAAGGATTCTTGGCGCGCGGAGGGGCCGAGTTGCCGACAATGAGCATGTGCAGGAGACCGCGAGCGCCGCCTCTGAGGGGTGCGGCACTCGCCTCCGAGGCCGTCCGGGGCCGGACCCCCGGACGGTTTTTTTTGCGCCCCTCGAGGGGTAGCCGTGGCCGATGACCTGACCGACGCCATCCGCGAGAACGCCGCCGGCCCGTCCCGCGCCTCCGGTGACCAGGTTAGCTTCCAGCAGCATCCCCCCAGGGACCAAATCGAGGCGGATCGCTATCTGCGAAGCGCCACGGCCGTCGCCAACAACCGCCGCGGCCTGCGACTGCAGAAGATATCGCCCCCGGGGGCCGTGTGATGAAATTCCTTGACCGCCTCCTGGGCCGTTCGCCCCGCCGCCTCTCGGAGCGGCCCCGCCCGCCAGGCCACCAGCTCGCGGCCTTCACCCGGGCGCGCCTTCACGACATGCGGGCCCGGTACGACGCGGCACAGACCAGCGGCGAGAACGCGCGCCACTGGCTCAATGCCGATCTCCTCTCACCCGACGCCGCCGCCACGCCGGAGGTCCGGCGCGTCCTGCGGGCCCGGGCCAGGTACGAGGTCGCCAACAATTCCTATGCCCGCGGCATCATCCTCACGCTCGCCAACGACCTCGTCGGTTCGGGACCCCGGCTCCAGATGCTGCTCCAGGACGCCGCGGCCAACGCGGCCATTGAAAAGGAGTTTGAGACCTGGGCCAAGGCGGTCCGCCTCGCCGAGAAGCTACGCACCATGCGGATGGCCCGGGCGCAGGATGGCGAGGCCTTCGCCCTCCTCGTCACGAACCCCGCGCTGCCCACGGGGGTCCAGCTCGACATCAGGCTTATCGAGGCGGACCAGATCGCCACGCCGGGCCTGCCCTATTGGGCGCCGAGCGCCGTCGACGGCATCCGCTTCGACCCCTACGGCAACCCCAGGGAGTACCACCTCTTGAGGGCCCACCCCGGCAACCCGGCGGACCTCGCCTCGCTTGACTTCGACCGCGTGCCGGCGAATCTGATGATCCACTGGTTCCGCGTCGATCGGCCCGGCCAGTCCCGCGGCCTGCCGGAACTGCTGCCCGCCCTGCCCCTCTTCGCCCAGCTTCGCCGCTACACCCTCGCCGTGATCGCCGCGGCCGAGACCGCCGCCGACTGGGCCGCCGTCCTGCATACCGATGCCCCGCCCGACGGCGAGGCGGAGCCGGTCGAATCGATGGACCTCATCGAGCTCGAACGGAACATGCTCACCACGTTGCCGGCCGGCTGGGACCTGAACCAGGTGAAGGCCGAACAGCCCCCCACCACCTACGGGGACTTCAAGCGGCAGATTCTCTCGGAAATCCCGCGCTGCCTCGGCATGCCCTATCTGGTAGCTGCATGCGACAGCTCCCAGCATACCGCGTCTTCGGCGCAGATGGATTGCCTCCTCTACCGCCACGGCATCGTCATCGAGCAGTCACATCTAGCGGCCCACGTTCTCGACCGCATCTTCGCCGCCTGGGTCGCGGAGGCCAAGCGCATCGAGCATGTCCTGCCGGCCGGGGCCTGGATGGATGAGGCAGACCCCCACGTTTGGTTCTTCGAAGGGTTTGAGCAGATCGATCCTCGCATCACCAAGGCCGAGAGCGACCGCGTCGCGGCCGGCCTGGAGACCGAGGCCCGCTACCAGGCCCGACGAGGCTACGACTGGCAATCCGAAATGGAACAGCGGGCCCGCGAGGCCAGGGCCCGCACCCGGTTCGGCCTCCCCCAACCCTGGGAGAAAGCGGAACAGGGTGGACCCCCCGCCCCGGCAGGTAAGGCCGCCGACGACAAGGACGGGGAAAATGACGAGGACACGGTCCCCGCGCGCGGCGGAAACGGAGACGGCCATGCCAGACGCGAATGAGCATGCCGCCCGGCCGCCGGACGATCGGCAGTGGCCGCCGATCATGGCCATGCCCTACCCCACAGAGCACGCGGCCCGCGTCAAGGAACCCGACCTGTTCCGCCGGGTCCGCGATATCACCAAGGCGATGCGCAAGAAGGGGTGGGTGATCCCCGCCGGCATCCGCGTCCTGGGCGGGCCCCTAAAGGGCGAGGGATGGAGCGTCCAGGCATGGCGCTTTGACACCGCGAAGTGGACCGCCGATGAGGCCCGTAAATGGCTCAAGGACAACGAGCACCCCTACGCTTCCTTCGAGGAGGCCACCGGCGAGGCCAGCGCGGCCGATGACGGCCGCGACATCGCCCTGACAGGCACCGTCTCGGTCACCGCCGCGGCCGCCGGCGAGCGCCTGCCCCGACTCCACATCGTGGCCTACACCGGCGTCGAAATGGACCTCGCGGGATGGTGGCGCCCCGTCGTGATCCACCTCGACGGCCTCGCTTTGCCCAAGACGATGCCCATCCTCGCCAACCATGACGTCACGACTCCGGTGGGCCACGGCACGCCGGCGGTTCAAAGCGGCCAGCTCGAGCTCGAGGGCGTGGTGAGCGTCCAGGACAGCGACGCCGGCCGCGAGTTCGTCGCCAGCGCCAAGGCAGGCTTCCCCTGGCAAGCCTCCCTTGGGGCCAAGGCCATCACCGTCGTCGAGCACGGGGAAGGAAGTGAGTTCGAGGCCAATGGCCGGCGATTCAAGGCCACCGCCAAGGGCCTATTCGAGGTCAAAAAGGCCCGCCTGCGAGAAATTTCGGTCGTCGCGGTCGGGGCGGACGAAGGGACACAGGTCACGGTCGCCGCCAGCGCGGCACCCGGCCCAGGAGGGACGACAATGGATTTCGATGCATGGCTCGTGAAGCATGGGTGGGACGCCGCGAAGATCACCGACGCCCAAAAGAAGGACCTGAAGGCCGCCTGGGAGGCTGACCCCGCCGGCGGCAAGAAACCGGACGCCACGCCGGCCCCGGCGCCGGCCCCCACGCCGGCCCCCGCCCCCGCCGCGGCGCCGATCCAGGGCGGGGCCCGGACCGAGTTTGCCCGCATCGACGAGGAAGCCGCCGAGTACCGGCGCCGCCAGGCCGTCGAGGAGCTCGCCCTCGGTTACTTCCGCGGCAACCCCGGCCGGATCGATGAGATCAAGGCCATCGCCACCGAGGCCATCGACAAGCGGTGGAATCTTCGGGACACGGAGCTCGCCCTCGTCCGCGGGGCCCGCATGACGGCGCCCGACCCGGGCCGGGCCCAGGCGCCCGCACCGCCCCAGTCCCTGGAGCTCGAGGCGGGCCTCGCCCTCGCCGGCGGGCTGACCAAGCCCGAGTCGCACTACTCGGCGGAGGTGCTGGAGCGGGCGAGCCGCCGGTTCCGCCACGGCCTCGGCCTCGGCGAGCTCATCGTCGTGACCGCCCGCGCCGCCGGTTGGACCGGCCATACCCTGCGCAGCGACATCCATGGCGCCCTCATCGCCGCCTTCGGTCCCAGCCGCCTCGAGGCGGCGTTCTCGACCGTCGACATCGGCGGCATCCTCTCCAATGTCGCCAACAAGTTCCTCCTGGACGGCTTCATGGCCGTCGAGCGGACCTGGAGGAACATCTGCGCCGTGCGGAACGTCCCGGACTTCAAGACCGCGACGTCCTACCGCCTGATCGGCAAGGACCAGTACGAGCTCGTCGGGCCGGCCGGCGAGATCAAGCACGGCACCCTCGGCGAGGAACCGTTCACCAACAAGGCCGACACCTATGCCCTGATGCTGGGCATCTCGCGGCGGGACATGATCAACGACGACCTCGGCGCCATCACCACGGTGCCGAAGAAATTGGGCCGCGGCAGCGGCTCGAAGATCAACGACATCTTCTGGACCGTGTTCCTGAACAACGGCGCGTTCTTCGCCGCCGGCAACAAGAACTACCTCGCCGGCGCCGACACGGCCCTCTCCATCGACGGCCTCACGAAGATGGAGGCCCTCTTCATGGACCAGGTCGACGCGGACGGGAAGCCCACCGGCATCATGCCGGCGATCCTGCTCGTGCCGACGGCCCTCTCGGCGACCGGCACGCAGCTCTTCAAGTCCCTGGAAATCAGGGACACGACCGCCACCACGAAGTACCCCGTCGCCAACCCGCACGTGGGCAAGTTCCGCAACGAGGTCAGCCGGTACCTGGCCAACGCCAAGTATCCCGGCAACTCGGCCAAGGCCTGGTATCTCCTCGCCGACCCGAACGACCTGCCCGTCGTGGAGATCGCCTTCCTGGACGGCAAGGAGGCGCCGACCATCGAGACCGCGGAGGCCGACTTCAACCTCCTCGGCATCCAGATGCGGGGCTACCACGATTTCGGCGTCGCCCTCCAGGACCCGAGGGGCGGCGTGAAGGCGAAGGGCGAGGTGTAAACCAAGAACTGCGGGGGCTGGCGAGTCCCCGTTCGGTTCGGGCACGTGCCCCGGCCGGGCCGGCAAAATCCGGCCCGGCCGCCGGCACGGATTCACATTGAACTACCGGCGCGCCGCGGCCGGGACGGCGGCATAAGGAGATATTCCCATGCAGGCCACGTTTGTCCAGGAAGGCCGGAGCGTCGACTATACGCCCGGTGGGGACGTCGCCGCGGGCCAGGTCGTCATCCTCGCCGCGCTCGTCGGCATCGCCAAGCTCGCCATCGCGGCGGGCAAGCTCGGCAGCCTCGCGGTCGAGGGCGTGTTCGACGTCGTCCAGGCCGCCGTTGTCTTCGCGGTGGGCGGGGCGGTCTACTGGGACGCCGACGGCGACCCCGTGGGCGGCACGCCCGGCACCGGGGCCGCCACCACGTCGGCCACCGGCAACACGTTCATGGGCTTCTCGCTCCAGATCACGGCCGCCACGGATAGCACCGTGCGCCTCGCCTTGCGGAGCGTGGAATCGAGCGCCGCCGAGACCCTCTCCCTCGCGGATCTGGGCGACGTCGGCGCGGTGCTCTACACCGCGGGCCGCATCCTGATCGCCGACGGCGATTCCTACGAGGACCAGCCAGTGACGGGTCCGCTGACGCTGAGCGGGGCCGGCGTGGTCGGCGTCGCCTCGGCGACGGTCGCGGCCGCCGGCGCCGATCAGGCCGGGGCCACCCTCATCGCCGAGGGCTTCACCCTCGTCACCGGGGCCGACGCCAACAAGGGCGTCAAGCTGCCCGCGGCGGCCGCCGGCAAGCTCTGCGTCGTGAAGAATCGCGACGGCGAGAATGCCATCCTGAAGGTCTACCCGAACACCGACGACGCCATCAACGCCATCGGGGCCAACACAGCGATGTCCCTCGCGGCCAAGGTCTCGGCTATCTTCGTCGCCTACGACGCGACGACCTGGTACACGATCCCGCTACTGCCGAGCTAACCCTCGGCCGGTGATGACGGCCCAGGAAAAGGAGCGCCTCCGTGCCGGACGCCTTCGAGGTCGCCTCGGCGTGGCTCGGCGCCAAGCGCAAGGTGCACCTGGCCAGGCCGGTGACGTACCGCCGCGGCGCCGAGGCGGTCGAGGTCGACGCGACGATCGGCCGCAGCCTCTTCGAGGCGCCCGACGCCTACGGCGTGGTTGTGGTCACGGAGTCGCGGGACTTCCTGATCGCCGCCGCTGACCTGGTCCTGGGCGGCGAGCCGGCCCTGCCCGCGGCCGGAGACCGCGTCGAGGAGCTCCAGGACGGCAACATCCTGACCTATGAGGTCATGGCCCCCGGCACGGAGCCGGCCTGGCGCTATAGCGACCCGTACCACCGGACACTGCGGATTCACACAAAACTGGTTGCCAAGGAGGGGTGACGATGGCCGACGCAACCGACCATGATCTCCTGATTCGCATCGACGAGCGGCTGACCGAACTCGGCCGCCGCATGTCGCGGCACCTCGCCCATCATTGGACCGTGACGGTGGCCGTCCTTGGGGCCCTCCTCGCAGGCGTCGGCTCGCTCCTGATCAGCCTTTGGGGAAGCCACTGAACATGGCCGTCATCACCGACATCGCGGAGGCCGTGAAGGACGAGCTGAACGCCGGCACGTTCGCGCCGCCCTTCGTCGCGCAGCGGCTCTACCACCCCGTCTTCGACCTCGCCGACATGACCACCCTCCACGTCACGGTCGTCCCCAAGGCCGTCGCCCTCGAGGTCGCGGACCGCAGCCGCGACCAGTGGCACGTCCAGGTCGACATCGCGGTCCAGAAGAAATACGAGACCGACGCCCCGCTCGAGCTCGACCCCCTCATGAACCTGGTGCAGGCCATCGCCGACTTTTTCCGCCACCGCCGGCTCGCGCTGTACCCCGCCGCGACGTGGGTCAGGACCGAGAACGTGCCGGTCTACGCCCAGGAACACATGGAGGAGCTGCGGCAGTTCACCAGCATCCTGACCCTGACCTTCCGCGTCGTCCGATAGGAGATAGGCCGTGGACATGTTGGAAGCCCGTTGGCCGATGCTGAAGCGGCTGCCGTTCAGCATCGACGCCGGCGACGACCCGCAGGAACTCATCGCGGCCGTGGAAGGCAAGATCATCCGCGTCATCTTCGCCGACTTTGAAATCCCCGAAGGCGCCGCGGCCACCCTCTACTCCGGCGATGACGCCGCGATCGGTCTCGAGGCCGAACGCTCCCGGGTCTGGCAACCCTGCTACGCGGGCTGGTGCGAGACGGCCAAGGGCGGTGCCCTCAAGCTCTTGGTGACGGGCGGCACGGTTAAGGGCCTCATCGGCTACATCGAGGATTAGCATGCCCGGCCGAGCAACGACCATCACGCGCCCGAGCATCGCGACGAAGCTCGCGGCGGATGGTCAGTCGCTCATCGACGTCGCCTCGGGCGCTGTGCGGTATGAGAAGGCCGCAAGCGGCGGGGCCGTCGTGACGGACCACGGCCCCGGATACCCCCTCGACTACGACGCCGGCCGCGGCCTCGTCCTCTACGCGTCCGCGAATGCGAAAACGCTTTACGCCAAAGCCCCGCCCCTCGGGGACCTGGCGGCCGCCCCCGGCCAGGAGATCATGCACATCGGCGACGCGGATAAGGACTGGACGGCGATGAACGCCGAGGCGGCGGTCTATATCACGGCCTGCCGCGTCATGGCCGACGGCTCGTGGCTCCTCGTCGTCGGCCGGACGAACGGGTACACCGACGGCGCGATCGAGCAATGCCGCATCTACCGGTCGGCGAACCCCACGGACGTGGACGCGACCTGGACGAAGGTCCATCACCAGCACGACGGCGGGAACCCGGGCCCCACGAGCCCCGGCGTCCGGGGCAACCGTTTCGTCTACGGCGACTACACCGGCCGGGCCGACCCGGTCTACGCCGGCCGGAATCTCTGGTACACCGAGGACGCGGGCATTCACTGGGACCCGATCTGGTCGAAGACGACGGAGGCGGCGGGGGCCCACTTCCACGGGGCCGACTTCGACCCGGCGACGCTCGATGCCGAAGGTAATCCGACCCGCATCTACGCGGCATGGGGGGATGGGGCGGACTCGATCGTGATGCAACTCGACCGGCCCGTCGATTGGGAACCCGGCGACGGGGCGTGGACGCCGACGATCCTTCAGACGGGCGCGGTCCCGGTACAGCCGGAGGCGAAAGTCCCCTTTGGCGGCAAGCTGCTCGTCGCCGGCCACGACCTTTTCTCCCTCGACCCCGCGACCGGCGTCTATGAGCGGCTCTGGCGGCCGCCCCTCCCGACCGAGACGGACGACTACGCGCGCTATTCCTGGAACGCGGCCTACGACGAGTGGATCCGCTCCGTCCGCATCCACAGCGGCGTCATCTACCTCTCGTTCTGCCTCTACGCCCCGGCGGCCGGCAGCCAGGACGGCGTCTATGCGAGCGCGGACGGCGTCCACTGGGTCGCCCTGTGGCGCGATGTCGGCAACAACATGGGCGTGCGCGTGACGAACTTCGTCGCCGAGGGCCGCGTCTACGGATACCGGAACAAGGGGGCGGGCGACGACCAGGTCGTCTCGTTCCCGGCGGTCTCGCCGGCGCTCGTCAACGCCCTGCGCGTCGAGCGCGGCGAAACGAACGTCGTGGTGGACGTCCTCAACTCGGACCTCGTGGGCTGGATCGTCGGCAGCAACAACTGGAAATGCAACCCGGGCTCGAACGTGAAGGGCACGGACGGCGGGATGCACGGCGCCGAGTACCTGCGGAGCCAGGGTACGAGCACCTTCTGCGACTTCTACATCCCGCAATATTATTATTTCTGCTCCTCTGCGGGCGCCGGCGCTCCGGATTACCCGGTCTATGCGACCCCGGCCGCGGGAAAGCGCATCGTCATTTCGGTCTGGCTGCGGGTCGACGCCTGCCCCGCCGATTGGACGTGGTTCCTCCACCCGAACGACAGCGGCATGCCAAGCACCGGCATCCACTGGGACGACGCGGTCGGCAAGTGCGTCGGAACGGGCAAATGGGTGCAGCTCGTAAGGACGGGCAAGGTCACGGGCCCGCCGACGAAGATCAACACCGTGTACGTTCGCGGCATCGGCACGGCCGGGACCTTCGACGCCCGCATCGACTGTTTCCGCGTCCTCTACCTCGACGACTGGGTCGCGGCCACCGCCTGGCAGGTCGGCGGGACGGCCCGGGCGGACGAGCAGGCCTCGGTCTCCCTGGCCGGTTGCGCCGCGCCCTGGTCGCTCCTCTTCGGCTGGCATCCGGGCGACGGGTGGGCGGCGGCGGTTGCCGCCGATGGCGTGCCCCTCGTCACGATCCACGGCCCCGCCGGCACGGGCAAACTGGCCGTGATGTATTACCCCGCTGCGCAGACCTTCGGTTTGTGGAACGGCTCCGACCCGCCCGTCCAAACGGGCACGGTGAAGTGGCGGCACTTCGACAAACTGTGGGTTGCGATCTCGCAGGCGGCCGGCGGGGTCGTCACGTTGCGAGTGTGGAGCCCCGTCGAGGGGATCCAGAGCGCCGACGACAGCGGCATCCTCAGCGTCGGCGCGCCGATCGACGCGCACTTCGGCGTCGATCCTGCCGGGACGGGCTTCGGCTTCGGCCTCTTCCATTCCCTCGGCGTCCGGCACGAGGCGATTTCGGCGGCCGAATTCGCATCGATGGTTTCGCGGCCGGGATGGTCCTGGAACCGCCCCCTGGAGGATCTCGCACTTCTGGGGGTCGGCTAGCGGCCGCATGCGGCCCGCACTGTAAAAGGCGCCTGCATGGTTCGCATGAAATGTAAAACGCGGTTCCACGCCGAGAAGGTCGCCGCGGCGGCCCGCCGCGGCAATTTCAAGAGCCTCGGCCACGCCGCGGCCGCGATCCGGCTCACGGCGCGCCGCAGCATTCGGCCCAGCCGGCGCGCGAGCGCCCCGGGCCGACCGCCGCACACCCGCCGCGGCCTCATGAAAAGGGCGATCCTGTACGCCGTCGAGCCCGAAGGCACCTCGGCCGTCGTCGGCCCCGATGCGGCCTTCGTTGGCGGCTCTGCGCAGCCGCACGAGTTCGGCGGCCGATATAAAGGCCAAGAGTACCCGCGCCGGCCCTTCATGGGACCGGCGCTTGAACAGGTCAGGGACCGGCTGCCCCGCCACTGGGCCGCCTCGGTTCGATAGGTCGCGAGAGCGACAGGAGGCCGCAGCATGGACGTTCCGATCGGCAGCGAGGCGAAACTCTACTTCTGCACCGAAGGCATCGGCGGCAGCCCCGCCTGGACCGAGGTCACCAACGTCAAGGACCTCACCCTGAACATCGCCAAGGGCGAGGCCGACGTCAGCCGCCGCGGCGGCGGGGGCTGGAAGGCCACCATCGGCGCCCTCAAGGACGCCACCATCGACTGGCAGATGAACTGGGACACCGAGGACCCGGGCTTCCTCGCGATGCGCGCCGCGTTCATGGATGACACCCTGATGGGCCTCGCCATCATGGACGGCGACATCGAGACCCCCGGCACCGAAGGCCTCCTCGCCGACTGCGCCATCCTGAAGTTCGACCGCAACGAGCCGCTCGAGGACGCCCTGACCGTCAGCATCTCGGCCAAGCCGACCTACTCCGAGAACGTGCCGGAGTGGAAGGTCGTCTAGGCCCGGGCGCAAGAACCAAGGCCTGCACCCGTGCAGCTGCCAGGCAGGCAGCTGCCGACCGATAACCTGGGCCGCACCGCTGCCACCGGCAGCCGCGAGACAAGGAGAAGTCCATGTCGCTACAGCTGATTTACGCCGCCACCGCGAAGGCCAAGGAGACCCTCGAGGCCAACGTCCCCGCCGCCCCGGCCGGGACCCGCCTCGTCACCCACTCCTCGTGGGACACCGCCAAGACCCTGAAGGTCGACAGTTCCCCGCCGGTCAGGCTCTGGGCCGCGGCCCAGGTCGCCCTCGCCGCCGGCACCAAGACCCTGGACCTGACCGCCCTCCTCGGCACCAACGAGCTCATCACCGACGGCACCGGCCTGCGGGTCCAGGTCCTCCGCCTCCGCAACCCGTCCACGAACGCGAACCCCATCAGCATCGCCAAGGGCGCCGCGAACGGGTACGACGGCCTCGGGGCCGACTTCAAGGTCACCCTCGCCCCCGGCGCCGAGCACCTCATCCTTACCAACGATGCCGGCAGCGACATTTCCGGCACCAACAAGAACCTGGACATGGTCGGCACCGGCGTCCAGGCCCTGGACGTCGGCATCGCCCTGGGGTAGGCCGAGATCGCCGCTGCCAGGTAGGCAGCTGGGAGAGCACATGCGCGCCTTTGTCGATGCGACCGGCCGTACCTGGACCGTGGCCATCACGGTCGACGCCATCAAGCGCGTCCGCGGCCTCTTGAAGGTCGACCTCCTGGAGGTCGTCGACGGCAAGCTCGTGGACCGCCTCGTCAGCGACCCCATCCTCCTCTGCGATGTGGTCTACGCGGTCTGCAAGCCCGAAGCCGACACCCGCGGCGTGACCGATGCCGACTTCGGCCGCGCCATGGCCGGCGACGCCATCGACGGAGCGGTGACCGCCCTCCTGGAGGATCTGGTCGATTTTTTCCCGCAAGCGAGGAGACGGCTCCTCGCCAAGGCGGTCCAAAAGCTGCGGCACATCGAGACGCTCGCCGTGGAGGCGGGAGAGGCCCGCCTCGACAGCCCGGAGATGGAGGCCCGCCTGCGAGCACTGCTCGCCGAACCGAACGCCTCATCTGGCAGCTCGCCGGCATCGCCGGCGTCGCCCCCGGCCCCCTGACCCTGCGCGAACTCGCCCGCATGGCCGACGCCAAGGGCCGAGACAACTGGGCCCACACGTCGGCCCTGCTCGCCCACATAGCCAACGTGAACCGCGGCTCGAAGCACTCGCGGATCTTCAAGCCGCAGGATTTCAACCCCTATGAGGCCCGCGGCCGCGGCGGCATGCCGATAACCAAAGAGAGCCTGCGGCTCCTCAAGACGGCGTTCCTCAAACGCCGACGGAGAAAGGACGGTGGACCGTGACCTGGATTCTGGAGAATCTCGACACCCTGATCGCCATCGCCGGCGGCGTGGTTCTCCTCGCCCGGCTGATCGTGAAGCTCACGCCGACGCCGCGGGATGATGCCTGGCTCGCCGGCGTCCTCGACGTCCTCAAGCACGTCGGCCTCCACATTGCCGACAAGAACGGCGGGCCGCCCAGGCTGCCCCTCCTCGCCCTCGCCGCGCTCCTGCTCCTGCCCGGATGCGTCGCCAGCGCCACCGTCCGCGAGAACCAGGCCTGGGAGGAGGCGGCCTGGCGAAACTACATGCGCAACGTGCAGCGAATCCAGGACCTCGCCCTCTCGATGTACCAGATCGAACGCACCGCCGCCCTTGCCCGCGCCACCGACGAGGCCATCGCCCTGGTGAAGGCCGCCGCCGTCGACGGCCAGCTGCCCGTGGGCGAGTTCACCGGCGCCCTTCAGGCGATATGCGCAAACCGCGAGAAGGTCCGCGCCCAGACCCAGACACTGATCGCCAAGGTCAAGAGCCTCGCCGATGCCAACGCCACCGAAGCCGCCAAGGCCCTGCGACTGCATGCCAAGATGACTGAATGGTTGGAGGCCGGGATTGACGAGTCCGCCCTGCCGGGCCTGGTCGCCGAGGCGGCCGGCCTGGTGGAATCGTACCGCAAGCCCGCCGCGACCGGCCCCCCGGCCGCCACGCTGGCCCCGTAGCTGGGCGTGCCGCGCCGGCCGCCCATAACGCAAGGAGCACACAATGGCGCTAAACCCGAAACTGGCCGAGACCGCCGTCAACGCGGAGGCGGACGCGGTGTGCGCCCTCCTCAACGGCGGCAAGTTGCGGATCTACGACGGCGCCCAGGCGGCGAACGCGGACACGGAGGTGGGCGCGCAGCACCTCCTCGTGGAGCTCACGTTCCCGAATCCCGCCTTCGCGGCCGCCGCCGCCGGCGTCGCGGCGGCGAATACGATCCCGGCCGCCAACGCGATCTACACCGCGACCGCGACGTGGTTCCGCTGTCTGAAGGCCGACGACACCAAGGTGTTCGACGGGTCGGTCGGGACCGCCACCGCCAACATTGTGCTCAACTCCGTCGCCATCCAGAGCGGGGCGTCGGTCCAGGTCACGGCGCTCACGTTCACGGCGCCGAAGTCGGCCTGATGAACCCCCGGCGATGGCCGCCGGCGGGAACCTCCTCGTGACGACGGGGTAGGCGCGAGGCGGCCGAGGAAGTGACGCAGTGACGGAGAACTGACATGCCTGCGACCTGGACTGTGAAGATCGACGTCACCGACGCGGCGAATAAGGTGATGAACGTCGCCGCGACCCGGACGGACGGCACGGATGTAAGGACCTATGCCCTGAGCGGTCTGTCCTACGCGCCGACCGCCGGGAGGACTCTGGCGGAAATCCGCGTCGAGATCGCGGCCGTACTCTATGGGCTCTACAAGACCCAGGCCGACCTGGCCGTTGCGACCGCCTTGATCGCCAACCAGGAAGCCCTGCTTGCGGCGCTTCTGAACGCGAAGGAGATCTAGGGATGTCCACACAACAGATACTACTCCTGCCAGGCACGCCGATCTCGTTCAAGGACTCCGGCGGCGACGTGGTCTGGACGCCCGCGGACACCCCCCTGGGGCACGGGCGGATCTCGAACGTCTGGGACCGGGGTGCGGGAGCGAAGCCCATGCTCTACGCGTGGGAAGCCAGGGCCAAGTGGGTGAACGCTCCGGCGGCGGGCGATGAGTTCCGTCTCTATCTCGTCCGGTCCACGGCCTCGGCCACCGCCGCCAAGACGGACGGCGGCCTGACCTTCGGCGACGCCGATCTCACGTCCGAGACCGAACTCGCCACGCACTGCAAGTACGTGGGCCGCGTGGTCGCGGCGGCGGCGGACGCGGCCAGGTGCACGCACGGCGTCCTCGAGATCGCCGACCGCTACGTGGCCCTGGCGGGCTGGAACGCCTCGTTGACGAAGGCGATGGGGGCAACGGACGCCGATTTGGAGTTCATCCTGACGCCCCTGGTGGATGAGATTCAGGCAGCGGCATAAATGCGACGAGCACGAACACAAAGGCCGGAGCACTTCACCGTCGACCTGGGCCATCCCCGGGCCCGGGGGGCGGTCTTTCTCGGCCTCGGCCGGGCACACCACAGCCCCCGATACCGTGACGAGTCCGGCAAGGGCAACCACGGCACGCTGACGAACATGGACCCGCTGACGGATTGGGTGTTCGACCCAAAACTGGGGCGGTGGACACTGGATATCGTTGCAACGGCCTCTCAATATGTGTATCGCGCCGGGGCCGTTCTCAATGGATTCCCCGCGACGATGGCGTGCTGGGTACGAGGCGTTAGCACCTCGTGCGAAGCAATGTGCCTGCACCAGCTCAACCCGGCGAATCAAATCGGGTATTATCTGCTCCTCAAACTCTCCTCCGGTGCGGCCCGGTTCGTCGCGTATCACGGCGGAAGTTCGGCGGCCGCCATGACTACCAACACAATCGGTGCTGGAGTGTGGGGGCATCTCTGCGCCATTGCCGTCAGTCCGACCGAAAGGTATGTGTATCTGAATGCAAACCTTCTCGGCCGGGGAACATCAACGGCGGAACATGACATAACAGGGTCGTTGGCGCACACGTTCCTGGGCGTGGGCCGTGATGGTTATGGAACCGGACGGCTGGCGGATGCCCTCTTTTACAATCGCGTGTTGTCCCTCCCCGAGATCGCCGCCCTCGCCGACCCGTCGAACGTCATGCTCTCCGGCCTCGTCGTGCCGCCGCGAAGGCGGTTGTGTGTGATCGGAGCGGCGGCGGGCGGCGGCATCACGGGGACGGGGACCGTGGCCGCCCAGCCCGCCGCCCTCGCCGGTACGGGCGCCGAGACATTCGCCGGCACGGGCACCGTGGCCGGAAGCCCCGCCGCCCTGGCCGGGACGGGTGCGCTGAAGTTTCTCGGCGCGGGGGCCGTTGCGGCGCCGCCCGCCGCCCTCGCCGGCACGGGTGTACAGGTGTTCTCCGGCGCGGGGGCCATCGCGGCCCAACTCGCCGCTCTCGCCGGGACGGGCGTACAGGTGTTCTCCGGCGCGGGGGCCATCGCGGCCCAGCTCGCCGCCCTCGCCGGTGCGGGCGCCCTCAAGTTCCTCGGCGCGGGGGCCGTTGCGGCGCCGCCCGCCGCCCTCGCCGGTACGGGCGCCCTCAAGTTCCTCGGCGCGGGGGCCGTTGCGGCGCGGCCGGCCGCCCTCGCCGGGACGGGCGTAACAAGCGAAGCGGCGTTTTTCGGCCCCGGCGCCGTTGCCGCTTTCCCCGCCGCCATCGCGGGCGAGGGTATCGTCGAGGTCTTCCCCGCCGGCAACTGGGCCCTGATCCGGCTCGCCGGCGCATCCCGGGCTTCTGTCCGGGCCGGATACCTGCGCGTCGGCGCGGCCAGGATTTCCGGCGAGGCCCGAGCAACGGTCATCATCCCATAGGAACGGCAGCGCGCCATGGCCACGGCCACAAAAGGCGATGTCGGATTCGTCATCGAGCGTCTCGTCACCACGGATGGCAGCACGCCGCGAGACCTGAGCCTCGTGACCGTCAAGGAGTTTCACGCCAAGCCACCGGTGGGGCCGGCCAAGACCTGGACCGCCGCCTTCACGACCGACGGCAAGGACGGCCTCCTCCGCTACGCCACCGTCGAGGGCGATCTGGACGAAGCCGGCGACTGGCAAATCCAGGTCTATATCGAGGGCGCCGGCGCCAAACTGCATAGCACGAGCGCGAAGCTGGGGGTCGGGAAACTCCTGTAAGCCGCGCCATGATTGGAGGTTCTTATGTCGCTCGCGGACCAAATCCACGCCGCCTTTCAGAAGGTCACCGGCACCGGCCAGGAGGCCGAGACCCTCATCGCCGCCGTCGAGGCCGCGATGGAGCGCATGCCCCAGGCCGAGCTCGACGCCATGCTGATCGGCATGGGCTTCGAGATCACGCAGAAGCGCGCCGCGGCCCAAGCCATCGCCATCGCCCGCGCCATCACCGCCCAGGCCGGCCCCCTGCTCGCCCTGCTCTAGGAACCGCCGATGCCGAGCAGCAGGGGAATCCGGGCCGGCGCCGCCTACGTCGAGATCTTCACCGACGACTCGCGCCTGATCCGCGGCCTCGCCCGGGCCTCGCGCCGGCTCAAGACCTTCGGCGCCGCGGTGCAGTCCCTGAGCAGCGGCATGATGGGCTGGGGCACCCGGCTGATCGCCACCAGCACCGCCATCCTCGCGCCGCTCGCCGCCGCGGCCAAGACGTTCGCCGACACCGGCGACGCCTTCGGCAAGATGGCGAAGCGGACCGGGATCTCCGCCGAGGTCCTCTCCGAGCTCGCCTTCGCCGCGGGCCGGTCCGGCACCAACGTCGAGACCCTCGAGGTCGCCATCAAGAAAATGCAGAAGGCGATTGTCGGGGCCGCCACCGGGTCCAAGACCGCGGTCAAGATGCTGGGCCAGCTCGGCCTGACCGTGGACGAGTTCGACGCCCTGAGCCCCGATGCCCAGTTCAAGCTCTGCGCGGAGAGGATCTCCCAAATCGAGGACCCCACCATCCGGGCCGCCGCCGCCCTGCAGCTCTTCGGGCGATCGGGCACCAGCCTCCTCCCGATGATCAACAACGGGGCCAAGGGCATCGAGGCCCTGGAGCTGGAGGCCCGCCGCCTGGGTCTCACCATTTCCACGGGCGACGCCGTCGCCGCGGAGGCGTTCAATGATATCCTGGGCGACACCTGGGCCGTGGTGAAGCGCGCCGCCTTCGAGATCGGCGCTTCCCTCGCCCCCGCCCTGACCGACGCCGCCCACACCACCATCGACCTCGTGCGCCGCGCCTCTGCCTGGGTCGCGCAGAACCGGGGCCTCATCGTCTCGGTCCTGAAGGTCGCCGCCGGCGTCGCCGCCGCCGGCGCCGCCCTCGTCGCCCTGAGCTACGCGGTGTCCGCCGTGGGCGCCGGCCTTTCCATTCTGGGCAGCGTCCTGGGCGCCGCCGGCGCCGCCCTCGCCGCGATCGGCACCATTGTCGGCTTCATCCTTTCGCCCCTGGGGCTCGCCGTCACCGCCGCGGCCGCCCTGGGAAGCTACCTGGTGTGGGCCAGCGGCGCCGGCGGCCGTGCCATCGCCTGGCTCCGCGACCGATTCAACGACCTCAAGACGGAGGTGGGCCGAGTCGCCGAAGGCATCATGGATGCCCTCGCCGTCGGCGACATCAACCTCGCCGCCGAACTGGTATGGCTGACCCTCAAAATGTGGTGGAAGCGCGGAGTGCTCTGGCTCAAGAACCTGTGGCTCGACTGGAAAGACCACTTCCTGGACGTCGCCAACGCGGCCTGGGTGGACTACGTCCAGTCCTGGCGCGGCGGGTGTAAGGACATCCGCACGGTCTGGGCCGAAACGTGGGCCACCATCCAAACCATCGCGGCTACGACGTGGGCCGTCCTCGGCACGATGTTCCTCAAGCTCTCGGAAGGCATGGCCAAAGCCTGGATTGCTATGCAGGAAACCCTCGGCATGGTGACCCCGGAAGCGGCCAAGGCCTGGCGGGCCAACGTAAAACACATTTATGCACAAATCCTTGCAGAGACATTCCTTAAGCCGGGCGCGAAGGCTATCAAACACATCGAATCGGAGCTCGAAACGAAGCGCCGGGAGTATGCCAGCCCCCGCCAGGCCGCGGCGGTTGTTCTTGCCCCGGAGCTCGCCGCGGTCGCCGCGGCGCAGAAGGCCCTGGATGACGCCCGGGCCAAGGCCCGTGAACAGCGCGTCTCCGCGGAGCAGGCCGCCCTGATGACGCCGGAGCTGCCGAAGGTCGCGGCTAAGTTCGGCGGCCTCAAAAACCTCATGGCCGACGTCGAGAAGAGCATCGCCGGCCGCGGCACGTTCAGCGCCATCGAGGCCGCCGCCGTCGCCGCCGGCGGCGTCGCGGACCGAATCGCGGCCGCCGGCGAAAAGACCGCCAAGAACACCAAGAAGATCGCCGACTGGACCGACGATGCCGAAGCCACCTTCGACTGAGGACTGACCCGTGCCCACCGTGATCGAGAAATTCGACAGCCGGCCCGCCGCCCACGGCGACAGCCCCGCGGCCACGCTGCGCTACACCGTCAAGGGCACCG